TTTGCTTTTTCAGGAATGTTTACATCTGATCCTTCTTGTTCAAAATGTTCAACATTTGCAAATGCTGTTAATTCTAAATCAACAAATAAAAATTCTACTCTTGCTTCAATTCCATCTTTATCGATTGTCATTTCTATAGTTGGATTTGTGATTTTAATAAATCTTGATTTGACTTGGCTTGATGGTTTTATATGTTCCCAATAATCTTTAAATTTCTTCATATAATAATTCCCATGTTTTATATTAAAACTAGCGTTTAAGCAAGTATGTAAATGCGTTTAAGCAAGTGTTTGACAATCTATTCTCGCCATATAAACAAGGATTTATGCGATTTTTAAGCATTTTCCTAGATAAACACTTAGAGAACAGCCAAAAAAGGTCAAAAATAAGGTTTTTCTAAGCTATGGCTAGGGAAATATACTGTAAAGACGTTAAATTTAGCCAATATTCACAATGGCACAGGTCATTGCACTCAGGTTTGGCAATGTGTGATCTGGATGCGATTGAAATGTGTATAGCTTGCAATAAGCCTCTTGTTTTAATCGAGACAGTTAGGGATGTAAATCAGGAATATCGCAAAGGTCATTCAATGACCAGGCAATTAGCTATTTCCGCTGGAATACCCGCATTTATTATTTGGTACAAATTTATTAATGATAAGCCAATACGAGTAAAAATAAAAAAAATCGCTCCCGATTACAAGCACGGATACAGCTCAGCTCCAGAAGATCATCCTTTTGATCATTGGAAAAAATATTTGGAGACTAAGCAAGCAAAACATTTTTATCATTGTCCGAAGCAATCACTCTTTATTGAAAAAATTTCCAAAGATACAGAACTAAGGAGTAGCAGAATTTATGCGCCAATTTTATCTCTCTGATCCTGAGCTATTCCAAATCAAAATAGATCCGTTTGATTTTAAGGTTTATGAATACTTCTGTAGAAACTATGATTTAAAACGCCTCAGAGCCTTCGTGCGAATGATTGATGCTGCTAATCGACTCGGAGTAAGGCTTGACCGGATAAAGGAAAGCCTGGACCGGTTAAGCAGAATTAATATTGATTTCAAACCGCTCATCACACATAAAAACTTTACTTACTTTGAAATGCCTCGCTATAAACATTTCCTGGAGAGTATTCAGTTCAAAAAGAACTTCAGCGCATACGGCTGGAAAAATATAAAGCAAAAAGTTTCCAAAGACTTAAATGGAGTTTATGAGTGATATTTACGCTGCACTAAAAGATCAGATAACAACAGCAAGTCAAATCCAGATTTTATTGGCTGACGCTGCAAGAACTGAAAGATTTATTTCAAAACCTAGGCATCCTGGATCGCCTAGCATGTATGATTTAATTACAACTTCATATGATGAAAATGACATGGGATATTATAAAAAAGAACTAAAGCTTACTGCTACATCAAAACAAATAACTAGATGGGAGTTTGCTATAGATGTTTTATTATTAATTAAGCCAGATATTTCCAAAGATACAATTCTTGATAGACAATTATTCTGGATGCGAGCTAATAGATTTAAATGGACTCAGCTTGCCAGGCATTTTTATATTGGTAGAACTACATTAAAGAATCGATATGAGAAAGTCTTATACAAGCTTGCAGATAAAATAAGGAAAGAAATTAAATTTGACAATTTAAACAAACTTCTCTATTTAATTTGAAATAATCAAATAAAAGTTTTTTTTTATTATCCTAGACTTGTAAATCTATCCAACAGCCGTATAATCATAGTTAAGGAACAAAACCGTACCAAAACGGATTTTAATTATATATTCTTTTTTCTCTTTTTTTCTTGTTGTGTGAGATTATAAAACCGAACATGGCTGGTAAACATAAATACAGACTGGATTGTGAGACCACTAATAAACAGAATAGGCTTCCTTGCCGTGCCAAGGGAATACTTATGCGCAACGGAAGAGTTCGTTGCAAAGTTCATGGTGGGTATTCAAACGGACAGACAACATTAGAAGGCAAAGTAAAAGCATATAAAAATCTTAAACAATTTAAAAACCGCAATGACCAAGAAATTAGAACTTACATCAGAGGTTTCGAAAGAAATACAATTGAAGTTAATGGAGGGAATACCTCTTACACAGATTACAAAAACGAAGGGTTTTCCTAGTCTTTCTAAAGTCTATGACTGGATTTCGGAAGATAAGGAGTTTGCTCAGGCAATAATCAATTCAAGAAGAATTGGTAGTCAAACTTACCTGGACCGATGCATTACTGAGTTAGAAAATGCTGACTCAAAGAATATCGGATTGGTAAGAGAGAAGCTTATTCATTATCGATGGCTTAGTTCGAAGCTGCTTCCTGGTATCTATGGAGATCGCAAGGAAGTTGCCGTTGACCAGAAGATTGAGATTAAGTGGAGCGGTGGTGATGATGATCTTACTTATGAGAATGAAATTAAGAACGTCACTAACTCAGGTAGTACACATGCACAAACATGATTGTTACGCGTGTCATGAGGTTGGGAATAAAGAAAAAGAATTATCAGCACCAAGTCAGCACCAGAGTTTGAAATAAATAAGTGTCTGCTTGCTAGAGCGATTGCCTGACATCCAACAACTGCGAAATGTACCAGGAAAAATATTGATTTTGCGAAGAGGTACCATACCCCAAAAAAAGGGTGCGGAGGCTATATACGTAATTTACCTATGCACCAAACACACACATGAACAAAGCAATAGATTTCATATTAAGACATTTAGAAACTTTAAGTTCCAGAATTAATTGTTGGTCCTGGAATAAAAGGTGGAGCAAAAGAAATAAAAGTTATGGCTACAAAAAATAAAGTACCAGTTCAATTTAAAAATATAGAAGCTGTAAGCTACGGCACGCCTAGCGACAATAGCTTAGTTATATCTTTTCACAATTTTGAAAACCGAGATGAAATGATGGATTTCCAGGAATATTTATTTTCCAGAATTAAGATGCACCACCATCCACTTATTTCACCTCAAACCATACATTAAGTGAAAACTAGAGTATTTGTACTTGGACAAAAATATAAAAAAGGTAATCCAAATGATAATAAACATTATTGGCTTACTCCACCTGAACTTTACGAAAGTTTAGATAAAGAATTTAAATTTGATTTTGATCCTTGTCCGTTTCCTTTGCCTGACGGATTTGACGGCTTAACCTGTGATTGGAAAAATTCTAATTATGTTAATCCGCCTTTTGGATCAATACTCCACAAAGGAAAGAAAAAAGGAGTAACGGCTTGGGTAAGAAAAGCTATTGAAGAAAATAAAAAAGGCAGATCTGTAGTTTTAGTTTATCCGTTGGATAAATGGATACTTATGCTTCTTAAAGCTGGAGCAGAAGTTAGAAATCTCTACGATGTTAAATGGCTAGCAACCGAAGATAAATCACCAGGAAAAGGAACTGGTCGACATATTGCTTGCTTTATTTTGAAATAATTTAATTATGATTGAATCAATAATATTAATAATCGCTATATCTTTTGTCTTATATAGATTTAGGCATAAGTGGTTAAAGTTTTTTAAACGAGATAAGTAATTATGCGGATCACAATTCCGTATAAGCCAAGACCACAACAGGCTTATTTACATAAATGTTTGAAAGGTTATAGATACGCACTTTTACTTTGCCATCGGAGACTCGGCAAAACTACATGCGTTTTGAACCACATCATCCGTGAAGCTTTAACAAATAAAAATCACAACCCTCGCTACGGCTATATAGCACCAACTTATAAACAGGCTAAAAGCATTGCGTGGGATTTTTTAAAGCATTACGCAAAAAATATTTATGGCACAAAATTTAATGAGACAGAATTAAGAGCTGACTTTATAAACGGTTCTAGAATTACATTATTAGGTGCAGAGTCAGCCGATAGTTTAAGAGGATTGTATTTCGATGGGATAATTTGCGATGAATCGGCATCCATACCAGCTTCAGTTATTGAAGAGATTCTAACTCCCAGTCTAACTGATAGACGTGGGTTCATGTATCTAATTGGAACTCCACAAGGAATGAATAATATTTTTTACGAATATTATCTCAAGGCACAAGGCAACAAGGATTGGTTTTTATATACTGCTAAAGCTACTGATACCAAAATTATAGATCAGAAAGAATTAGATAACGCTTTGGAAATGCTTGGTCAGGCAAAATTTAACCAAGAATTTCTCTGCTCATTTCTTGGAAATCAGCCAGGTAGCATTTTTGGAAAAGAAATATCGGATTTAGATGATAGGCAAAATATAACCAACGTACCTTTTGATCCTTCATTGCTAGTCCATACAGCGTGGGATATTGGGTGGAATGATTCAACTGCTATAATTTTTTTTCAGGAGATTGGTCATCAGGTAAATATTATCGATTGTATAAGTGATCGTAACAAGCCTTTCCCTTTTTATGCCAATCTACTAAAAGAAAAAGAATATACTTATGGAACTCATTACGCTCCGCACGATATTGAAGTTTCCGAATTTAGTTCAGGTCGCACAAGACGAGAGACGGCTTACGAATACGGAATAAGATTTAGAGTTGCTCCAAAAACTTTAAAAGAGGACTCAATACACGCACTAAAGATGATTTTGCCTCGGTGTAAAATCGATGTAAATAATTGCAAACCTTTGATAGACGCATTGAGACATTACCATCGCAAGTATTCAGAAAAAGATAGAGTTTTTAAAACAAAGCCTGTTCATGATTGGAGTTCACATTTTTGTGATTCCGCAATGGTATTGGCTACAAGTTTTAAAGAACAAAGATTGGCAAATGTGAACAGACAAAAAACAGCAATAAGCGAGGTTAAATTAATATAAGGAAAATAATTATGGTTAAAGTAACAAAGAAAAAGCAGAAAGATTATGGCGGCAAGTATGATGACATCATGGAAGGTGAACATCTTATTGTAATGAGAAAAGCCATTGAAGATTTAAGAGCTAAGAAAATTACTAAAAAACAATATAACGAAATTAAAAAAGGTTTTTTAAATGAGTTTCCCAAAAGTGCAATTAAGCGTCTTGAATTAGATATATCTATGGATGCTATTAAAGCTGAGAAGGCTGGTAAGAAGGAATAATATTTATGAGTTTTTTAATGCCTAAAATGCCAACTATGCCGCCGTTGATAATGCCGGAAGTTAAAGAGGTTCCAAGCATGGTCGATGAGGATAGGGAAAAAGAACAACGGGAACTTTTACTGGCTACCGAAAGAAAACGTAGAGGCAGACGTTCGACAATATTAACTGACGAATCTTTATTATCAGAGGATATTGAATTGAATAAACCAATTTTATCATCAGGAGCATAATGGGTGGATTTACAGGAAAACAAATAAAAGAACGTAGAGAACAAATGCAAGCTATAAAATCATTACCTACGGAAAAAGAAAGAATAGCTGCTTTAAAAAAGAATCCAGGTCTTTTATTTGTACCCCATCCAGATCCAACCAAACAACCTCAAAGAAAAAAGGTAGATGGAAAATACGTTGTAAGTAAAGGTTTTGGCACTATTGGTAAAAAATTAGGACCAGATGAACGTTGGGAAACAAGACCAGAGAAATTATTAAGAGCCAGAAAAACTTATGAAGCTAACACAGGCAGAAAATCTAAACCTGTGCAAACAGCATTACTTTATAAAGATTTTACAGAAGCGGAAAAAAGAGAATATAAAAAATTGATTAATGCGGGATTGGATTCTCGATTAGCCAAAAAAACATTATTAGGAGCATAATATGGGAGGATTTTTTAGACCAAAACCACCTTCACCACCATCGCCACCACCAGCGCCAGTTCAAGAAGTTATACAAACTGCGCCGAAAGGTCCAACGGTTGCTGAAATAAATCAGAGAAGAATAGGTATAAATCGTAGGGGAAGAAGAGCCACAATTTTAACTTCTACAAAAGGTGTAGACGAGGACCTCACGTTAGGTACAAAAAATTTACTAGGATAATTAATGCCAGAAAACAAAAAACTTGCGCGAGAATTAAAAGCTAATTTATCTCGGCTAATCGATACTAGAAAGAATTTCGAGTCTCACTGGCAAGAGTGTGCGGATTTATTTTTACCAAGAAAAGCCGATATTACCGAAAAACATACTAGAGGTGATAAACGAAATTTACAGATTTATGATTCATCACCAACGCATTCGCTTGAGCTGCTCGCATCAAGTTTGCACGGAACTATAACTAGCAGTTCGACAAGGTGGTTTAATTTAAGATTTAAAAATGCTGTACTAAACGATTCAGATGAAGCCAGAGAGTGGTTGGAATCGGCGGAAGAAATGATGTATATGGCATTCGCTCGTTCGAATTTTCAACAGGAGATTCATGAATGTTACTTCGACCTTCTTTGCTTCGGTACAGCGGCGGTTTTCTTAGAATCGGACAGCGATGACATCATAAGGTTCAATTCAAGAAATATTAAAGAAATTTTTATAGCCGAGGATGCTCGAGGCGCAATTAATTGCATCTACCGTAAATTTAAAATAACTGCAAAAGCAGCGGTAGAAAAGTGGGGTTTAGAAAACCTAAGTAAAAATATTCAAAGCTTATATAAGAACTCTCCATTTGACGATGTGGAACTTTGTCATATTGTTAAACCTAGAGAGATATATGATCCAAAAAAATTGGACAAAATTAATATGCCGTTCATTTCTATTTATTTGGAAATGGAGTCAGAAAATATAATTAGTGAATCCGGTTTTAGAGAATTTCCATACCTTGTGCCTCGCTGGCTAAAAAGCAGCAACGAGGTTTTTGGGAGGAGTCCGGCTATGTCATGTTTGCCAGATGTAAAAGTTTTGAACAAGCTTGTAGAGACTCAATTATTAGCGGCAGCTAAATCTATAAACCCTCCTCTATTAATTCCGGATGACAGTGCGGTTCTACCTATAAGAACGAGTCCAGGATCTTTAAATTTCTACCGCGCTGGCGCCAGAGATAAAATTGAACCGTTAAATATTGGAGCCGATGTTGGTTTAGGATTGAACCTTGAAGAAGCTAGAAGAAAATCGATTGCCAAAGCTTTCTTTGTAGATCAGCTATTGATCCAGGAAGCCAGCTCACGCACACTTACAGCTACTGAAGTTCAAGCTAGACAGGAAGAACGGTTAAAA